TCATCATTATCAATAGTCTCATCATTATCAATAGTCTCATCATTATCAATAGTCTCATCATTATCAATAGTCTCATCATCATTATCAATAGTCTCATCATTATCAATAGTCTCATCATCATTATCAATAGTCTCATCATTATCAATAGTCTCATCATTATCAATAGTCTCATCATTATCAATAGTCTCATCATCATTATCAATAGTTTCATCGGTGACTATTTCGATATGTGCACCGTTAGAAAGCATCTTTGAAGCCAATTCATCAGGCATATCAAAAACACCACTAGAACTAGTTCTTGGTTTTCCTCGATATAAAATCGAATTTTTTGTGACTTTTACTCGTGCCATGATTAAGCGTCCGATCCTACGGTCAATCTCACGAAAGCGTCAGTATCATGAAAACCAACAAGAGGAGAAGATTCGAGCGAAATTGCGCGTTGACGACCGTCATCATCTTCGGTTTGATTCGGAAAACGAGTGCCAATAAAATCACCAGTTTTGAAATTCTCAATTTTCGCGTAATGAAAACGAACGTCAGCGTTTGTCGAGCCAATAATGACATTCCAAGGATCTATATAAGTATGGGCTGTGCGTTCACCAGCCACTATCGTTTCATAAATACCTTGATAAACATACACCGCGACATCAAAACCAATTCCCATTACTCGACCAATGTATGTTGCGCGTTGTCTATTCAACTGTTTATAATTAATTTCACCCGTCAAAATTCTACGATTATCGAGAGAATTGACAAAGGCGGTATTTTTTGGAATACACCCGCCAGCTTTTCCACCGCAAACCGCGACATCAGGCGGCGGCGCACCTGTATCGGCGATTAGTTGTGCATAGGTAGCAATATCACCAAGCATATCAGCAGTAGGATCACTCCAATCTGTATCAACGGAATCAACAAGATGCGTGTCTTTTTGTTCAAAATCGATCGTATACTTTGTTTCTTTTCCATCGACAGTTACTGTGCCTTCTTGCAAAGCTTCGGCAATCTGCAATTCCTCGAGACGATCAAAGCGATCTTCCAAATCATTCATTGCTCGTTCAACGAACCTTGACAAATAAGACACTTGGTCGTCATACACAGTTAGACCTGCGCCGCGGACATCAACATCGCTCGGCTTGTAACAAAATTTCTCAGTTACATAAGGAGCAACAAAGTGGTTTGTAGAAAAACCGCCTTTACCAACGACATTCATATCACCCTCACGAGAAGAATACCGCGCGACCAATTGACGACCGAAGATCTTATCAATATCCAATACAGTTTTATTGGTTGTGTTGCGCTCTTTTACAAACATTGATTGCAAGAAATTTGTAGGACGTGGCATTTGCTCGAGCAATCGAAGCATGTCACGAGGCGTAAAATCGGTAATAGTAGCAGTTCCCATAGCTGTTAACCTCCAATAAGATCATTGTCTGCGTCAGACAAATCTATATAAATATTTTTTGCTTCAAGTTCATCAATCAAATCAGTTACTGTAACACCGTCAGCAGCTGTGAGAGCTTGTGACATAAAACGTCCAGTCTTTGCAACTGGACACACATCAGTCTCACCTACACCAGTTGTTGAAGATCGAAGCAATACGCCAAAAATTTTATTGGTTCCATCACCATTTGCTTTGTCAAGTGCGTACCCATAACCATCACCAGCAGCTACAGCAAATTCGTACGTATCGCCAACAGCATAATCATCGGAACCATTTGATACCGGTAACGTAAAAACTAAACCGCCACCATTGAATTCAACTGTGGTGTAAGCGACCCCAATATTTAAACCATCGGGGTCGGTAACTTGAAAAACACCACCAGTTGTTGAAACAACGGCAACACAAGTTGCTGTGTGTGTTCCGATTTTGGCAAGAACAGTTGTGTCAAGCACAGCTGTAGCAGTTGTGGCAGGAGTAAAACCAGTAGGCGTCACAGTAACCGCATCATTCAAGATCTGTTTTCCAATCAAACAACCACGTGCCAAGGTTTGCGAAGCGGCAATTTCTGTTTCTCCCGATACAACTGGGAATTGATTCGGTGAATAAAGATTATCTCTTGTGATGTCAGTTGACATTATAGTCACCTCCATTCATTGCAGCAAGGCGCTGTTTACGCGCCTTAAGCAAAGCCTCTCCCAAATCAACTTTGGGTTTGTCTTTATTCTCAATTTTTGAATCGGGCATTTTTGGAGGTGTCGTTTGTTTTGACAAGCTCAAAGATTCCTCCCTGTCTTTTGTCTCAGCTGTAAAGAGTTCTTTTTGTGACTCTGCAACAACTTTCAACAAATGTTCCGAAACTGTCGCTCTAGTCTGATCTTTATCATACTTGAGACGATTAATTTCATCGGTGATTTTTTCACGAACATTTGAAGGATATGCGGAAAACATACTTGACAAACCTTCAATAGCTTTAATTCGTGATAGTTCTTCCTCTACCGCAACCGTTGCGTCAACAGCTGTGGCAACTGTCTTTTCCTTTTGATCCGACATTGCAAATAATCTCCTATTATTTTGAGTTTCTAAACTACTCAAAAAAGCTGGTAACGGCTGAACGAGATCAACCATCCCTCTATTTTTTGACTCATCAGCTGCAAACACCATTCCTCGGCCAAAATCAGATAAAACTTTTTCAACTGTCGTATTTCTATAAGAAGCCATAGTTGTCACAAATACATTTGCTTGATCGTCAACAAGTTTCTGCAACTGTGCTTTTCCTACATCAGAAGTAGGATCTATATTTTTATTTTCTGATTGAGAAGACACAATATCAATAACATTTGAGTCACTATTTTTGACAAGCGAAAGAATAACGCCAATCGAACCGGCAACGCCAGTAGGTGTCAAAATTATTTTATTCGTGCTTGCAGCAATCCAATAGGCTGCTGATAAAGCTTTTTGTGCAAAAGAGTATGTAGGTTTTGTAACACTTTTAACCAAAGCCGCGAAATCAGCTACACCACTAAGAACACCTCCAGAGCTATCGATATTCAATACAATAGCTTTTACTTGTGGATTATCGCGCAAAGTAATCAAATCATTTTTTAAATTTTCAATGTCTGTACCATAACCAAAATACGTCATAAAATTTTCGCGCGGTAAAATTGTACCATACACATGAATGTAGCCAATACCATTAAGAATAGTCGTTGATAATCCTTTATAACGTTCATTAACAATTTGACCAGTGCCATTCTTATTATATTGACTACACAAAGTGTCAAAATGTTCCCTAGACATTGCCCATTGGTAGTCACTAATCAGCATTTGTTCCATCCTCTTTTTGTGTTTGTTCAGTAAAAGGTTGTTTAGGCAATATCTGTTCACCTAGCAATTCATTTATTCGTTTTTCTTCGTCAGCATAACGTTCGATCATACTGTCCCAACGACCACCAAAAAGCGTGGTGTACTCATCTTCTCGTGTAGAAAGTTTATTATTAACTCCCTCAACTGAAGCTTTTATCTCTTTCCAAGGATCTACATAACCACGTCCGACACCTACCCAATAACCCTTTGAATAAGATTTCTTGTCTAAATAAGAAATAAAATATTTTGGTGCACTAATGTATCGTTTTAACACTGCCTCAAAAAGAATTTCTTCCGCAAGTGGAGTGCAAAAGCCACTAGAAATAATTGCGCGATCTTCGATACGATGCTTCCAAACGGCGTTATCCGCAGCTCTAGCAGCTGTATAAGAACTAGTATAGTGCATTACAGCTTGTTCATAAGGTATATTCGCGCCACCACAAGCTTGTATTGCTTGATTATCAAAAAACTGATGATAATCAGCGTCAGTTTTCTTGGGGTCAGCAATTGATACATCTTTGCCCGCTCCAACATAAGCTATATTTCCGTAACCCATTTCAAGATCTTGATCAAAACTTTCTGGGTCAGTTTGATTTTCGTTATATCTATCTACAGAAGTATAGGCCGGATTAATTGCTCCACCTAAATTAGTCGCATCTTTAACAAACACAGTGAAGAAAGAGGACACCAATTGACCCATTACTGTAGCCTCATTTAATCGAGTCAATTGCTTTAATGTTTCTGCAACATTCGATAATGCAGGCAACCCGCGAGATTGATCAAAACGTTCAGGATTAAAAACATGATAAATCTGTTTTCTTCCTCTATCAGTATAAACAGGAATTCTTGTCGAGTATATACGTCTAGCTATAGCTCCTGTCACGTCAGTGCCATCACTATAATTATTCCAAACATGAAAAGCAATAACTTCACCATTTTCATCTGTCTCAACGCCATTTTGAATTCTATCTAGAGGAACATTGTAAGGATTTCGAACTAGATCAGCGTCGATAACACGAACTGTTAATTCAAAAGGAAACTCTGGATTTTTTGGCTTTCTCCAAATAGGCATCCAGAAAAAATCACCATTCATCAATAGTGATAAATACACAAGTCCTTGCAATTGACCAAAATTCAAATTACCTTTTATGTCACAAAAAGTTGACTCTGCCCACAAGTCAAAATAGCGCTCGTAATTTTTACCAAAATCACGTGCTTGTTCAGTTGTCAAACCGAGAATACTACGATCTGGTGTGGACTGAAATTTTAAACCCGAACAAATAGTTTGTGTCTTGTGACGTTTAATAATAGAAGCGCCAAGTGAACTCGTCATGTACACATCGCGAGATAGCGCACGAATACCGTCAAGTTTATCTGAGATGTCAGCTTTTGGTGATTTGAGACCTATTGATCTTAAGCCTCGCATAGATTTTTTATCGCTATAAGGCGTCACATATCCACCAATAGCGTTTGCAAAAGCACGATATTTTAATCTATTAGCGCCCCATTTTGGGGAAACAGATAAAGCTATTTTATCTAAAAAATTCATTCTATAGGTACAACCCTTTGTAAGCGAATAGAGCCGCCCTCTAATGCGTTTATTTCTGCATACAAATCAACTATTGCTTTTCGTATTTCGGAAAGATCTGCTCGGGTCAAAGATCGTTGCCCCATAGAGTAAGCTTGACCTTGTAAGACGGCAGTCTCAGCAGCAATATATCTAGTTAACCGAGCACGTGTCTCGGTTATACGCGCAGTATCTGTCAATTAATATCAATACAGCTTTTTATCTTATCGCATAAAGGCGCTGTTTGAATGCAATTAGTATCAATAGACAAAAGAATATTTTTTTCCACATTGCATTTCGAAAAGCATGAAGCAAAATCAAATGTGTCAAAAAATACTTTTTGTACAGTTGAGTCTTCCCAGCAGTTCAAATACTCAACTGTAGCACACACAATTGCGCAATCACGTGATTTATAAGTTGTGCTCGGTAGTGGTTGTTGAATTGTTGAACAACTAAAAAGACACATTAAAGTAACAAATACGACAAAAAAATATTTCATATTCTTTTTGCCTTACAATATATAATTAGAAAATTTAGAATTATAGGTTAGAAGCTGCCATCACAGTCAGGCGAACGGGATGCCTATAGACTGTGACGGCTCGCCCGTTCACTAATAATGCTAAACTATTGGATATAAAAAGACAAGATAAAAGCGCCCCCTAGCCTGATTTGTGGTCGTTATTGGCTAGGGGGCAACCCCACAACAGAAAGGAGACAAGAAGCGAACAACACAACCTTGACTATATAACACTTGGCCAATTACTACAAGTAAAAAAGCCAAGCTTCTTTAAAAGAGACTCTCCAATAAATACAGAATCTAAATTTCTTGCTGTACTTTCAATAAGTATACCGTTTTCAGGAGCTAACGATTTAGCACAATATCCAGTATCGTTAGAAGATACAGGATTTATAATAATACCTATTTTGTCACCTTTATTTACTCTTTTTATATTTTGCATATTTTCCTACTTTATAGTACGTAACAATTGTGCAAATTAAATCCGTTAATTGTCCCAAGCCATAACACAAAAGCAATAAAAAGAATCCAATCACAATAGGATCACTAAGTATAGTATCAAGCACCTTTCTTTTTTCTCTTTCTGTTTCTCGATGAGAAGCCAACAAATATTGGTTTACTTTTATTTTCACCACAATTACATAGATAAGCGCCAGGCTCAAATACGTGGACCTTAATACCTTTTTCATTGACATAGCAAGGTTTATTATCACAAAATTCAAATTCCATAACTGCGCAATCCTTTCTAATAAATTACCATAAACCAAACCTCAAAACAATCAACTGGTAACATACGTGACACACCAGATCGATCAATCTGATAGCCAATACTCAATACCTCTATTTCTTTTGCGCCTAATCGTTCTTGTAAAAGAAAGAACTTTTTGAATGTTATATGATCAGCAATCAATTTACTTTTATTTGGGAAATTATCATACCACACACATCTAACAATGTATTGTTCTCTATCAATTGAACTAGCATCATCCGAAACTATATCATCACAATTAAATAAAAAACTAGCTACGTTTGCAACCCTATCCTTGTTTGTAATTCTCATAAGCCTTCACTCCCGTATTTCTTGACGCGCACCTTACGCGTTTTCTGTTCTACAAAACCATTCTTCAAGCGCTGAGACAAATTAACAGGATAAGCAAGAAAAGCACAATAAGCATATTGTCGGCAATCTAAAGGCTCATTACGAGCGCCTGTTTTATTTACCCATACAAGCTTGAGCCTTCCTCCTGTTATACGGCTTTCTTTGTACTCACAAGTGAGACCATAAAAATGTGCATCGTTATAAATATCTCGAATAGGAAAATGACAATATGCTGGACCTACAGTATCTATTTTTAGCATTGCATAAATCTTATTTTTCAACTCATACCCATGCGCTCTATATTGTAAAGTACCATATCTTTCGTGACGAGCTTTATTACACGACCAAAGACCTTTGCTCCAACCCTCAATACCACAAATAGGATATACACGCCTATTCTCTCTTTGCTTGCAAAAGATATTAACTTCCTCTGTTTTATAGTGTGCATCAATCATTGTACATTCAATAGGCATTTTGTAACCCGATGGATGCTCAAATTTTGTCACTAAATAATCATCTAGTAATTTCCAAACAGTAGGTTGACCATCGGGTAATAAACCTTGCAAGTCACCTAATTGACTAGTATCCCCATAGATAACAACATAATCAATCGACCAATTTTCTTCAAACATTCCCCACCCAACTACCTCAATTTCAATTCGGTCATCTTGAATATCAGCGCCAGCTGTCAGCACAAGACAACCTTCTGGCACTTCATTAGTATATTGCTCACGACGTTGTACCAAATAATTAGTGGATATTTCACGACCTTCATCCGAAAAAGTTTCGCCCCAAGTTTGATTGATGATAACTTTTAATTTTTCTATATCATTTGTTGCGGTATATTCAAACCATTCTCGAACTGCATCGCGCCAAGAAAATTGACCGACAGGAGAATAAAAAGACGACAAATGAAATGAAGGAAATTCAACGTCACCCACTGAGTATCTTTTTAAGGGTTCTTCTGAATTTTCTGGATTCTTAGTCGAAAACCAGTCTCCATTATTAAGCATGTAATCTTTATGATCTACTTCTATTATTTTATCGGCACAACTAGGGCACTCGAGAAATATCTCAGTAGGCAGTCCACTAGTGTCTAATTTCTTAGAGTATTTTATCTGCTCCCATTTGATTATAAAAAAATCACCACAGTGGGGACACGGAACATAATAGTATTCTTGTGAGCCTGCTAAGAAAGCTGGTTTTATTGTGCTAGTCTCTTCTAACACGGGTGTCGACAAGCGAAACATTTTCTTATCCGAAAATGTCTGTTGTCTTTTTCTAATCATTCCAATTGGTGAGCCTTGTTCACTTACATTTAATTTATATGTATCTTCTTCATCCACGCCAGCATAACGAACTGATTTTGATCTAATAAAATCAGATGATCCACTAGCGCCGCCCATTGCGACAAAGCCGCCAGGATAACCGTGATTGTCCCATGACCGAGAAAGATAATTTGGTTTATTCTCGCCAAGTATGTATAACAATTTTTCACAAGCTTTGACACTTGGTCTCCATTTTTGCTTTACGAAATCCTTAATAGCGTCATCCGTGTTTTGCGTATAGATACATGGACTAGGATACACATCAGAAATGTATAACAGCCAAGTAATTAACAATTCAGTAAAACCAAGTTGCGCGCCTTTCATCACAACTATTTCTACTGCGTTTGATTTTGGATTGAGAGCACGCGCTATTTTTCGTAAAAAAATAAATCGGCGCAAAGACCAATCACCGTATTCGGCCGACGATTCACGTGGTAATTTTCTGTAGAGCTCCCCCCAAGTTTCAAGATCTAGATCTTCAGATAGCGCAAGCGCAACATAAAAACTTGTTACAATTTTAGTTATTTTTTCATAATCAGAAACTACTGGCAGATCTTGTGGTAGTCCTGTTTGTGTAGGTCTACCGCGTGGCATTAGAGCAATAAGCTAAGTACTATCCATGTAATCCAAGCAGTAATAACAATGACTAATGTAGTATTCATTTTACAAATTTCCTCCTAAGACGTTGTGCAAATCTATACCGCATATTTGCTTTTCGCAAATAGAACGTATTGTGTTTCAAGCATTGCCCAGATCTGTATCTAACTAAACTAACTAGCCAACTACCGCATCTATTTTTGCCTTGACGCAAAAGATATGCGCTACACAAAACGCCCCCTCGAATAGTACTCTCATTATAACCTTGCAGACGGCACAAACGTTTCGCCTCGCCATGTACTTGAGCAACGCCTATTTCACCAGCTGTACCAATTGCGTCAGGTTTAAAATCGCTTTCAAAAAATGTATTTGAAATAATCAGAAAAGGATCTATAGCATATCTATCGCTAGCTTCAATGTAACTTTTTGCCAACAAAGTAAGCTTTGCGTCATCTTTGTGCACATAATGATTTGGTTCTAGTGTTACAATAAAAAGTATAGTAGCTTTTAGTACTTCAAGCATTTTTGTTACTCCTATCTAAACAAAACATGTATGATGCTATTATACCGATAAATAAATAGCCAAAGGCAACAGACGACACTACAGCAATAGTGTGTGCAAAAGTTAATATTATAACAGCACAAATATCAAGCACGGCTTTTATTAAAAGTACATTATTCATTGGTCATACTCCTATTATTTTTCTTTTATTGAGTTGATACTTTCCATAAATTCAGAAGACACGTTTGTTATTTTTTCCTTCACTAAATCATTAAACACTGTTCTCAAAATTTCTCTTCGTTCACTTAATGTTTTTGCTGCGCCAAGTTTCGGCGCTACTTCTATTATGTAACGATCAATAAAACCTTTCAGATCAATGCCAAGTGCAATAGCTACTTTATTCACAAGCTCTCTATCTATAGATTGATTATTGTCATGTCTAAGCGCCACTTGTTGACGCTTTATTTTCAAGACTTCATTTCGATATTTTGCCGAATGTAGATCAAATACTGGTTGAATCGCAATACCATTCTCATCAAATACAAGATCGACAGTATCTTCTTGTTCTATATCTTCCTCTTGTTCAATAGGCGCTACACTGTAGTAATGCTTTACTGTAGCCAAACACACAAAGAGCTTTGCTTTTGTTACTTTACTCGCTTTGTACGCATAGCACTTATTAAGTGGTATTCCGCCAACAGTAATCGCATATCGAATTGAGCTACCATGCTTTTGACAAATATCCGCCGCTTCACTAAGAGACACAAACGTTGGTTTCGGCGGCTTAGTGTGTACTTTGAGCCTTTCAATGATTTCTTTCTGGCTCCAAGTATTACTTACTTTTGGCAAATCAAATCACTTGTGACAACGCAAAATCAACAATAACTCTTTTTTGTGCTCTTGTGCAATTACACAATTGCAATCCCTCGGCATTTTCAAAGTTAAATGAGCACGTTTGATACTTATGTGTTTTTTTATATTTACAATTCCATACTGTTGGTTGACTATTAGTACACACAAAGCGAAGCTTACCTGATAAAATCACCAGACCACAATAGTTCTGTTTTGTTTCTTTTGACATTACATGCTCTCTAGTATTGCTATGTATTTAACTATTAGTGCCTTCTTTGTAACGAAACAATCACATTATTGTCGTAGTCAATCTCTATAGGTATCCCACGATATTGACTGTCTTCGCGTGAATAATGATTAATAAACCACTTACCTATCTCGTCTTTTAAACTATTGTAATAAATATGACCTATAATAAAAAACCAACTATTAGTATTAGACTTCATAGGCCCAATTTCATTACTACGACAAATCATTTCATCCATTATTTCATGCAGTAGCATTTGACACCTCTTTTGCTATCTAGCAGAATGAAATATATTTTTGGGCCATTGTCTAACAATACAACTTTCACGATATTGTTTATGTCTTAATTTTTTCCAAGTAGTTTTGTAAGTCACAATAGGCAAATAATCTGTATGACAATTACCATCCCCCGTCCATCCTTTTTTATTTCTATTCTCTAGTCTATGATAACTGACATAATAGTCACAAATATTTCCTTTACTGTACAAATATTTCTTTCTTAAACGATTATATAAATTACTATTATTTGTAGTGTAATATTCTTTTAATAACATTTATTACACCTAGTTTCAAAAAACGGGCAAAATCTGTGAAAATAATATACACTATAAAGAAAACCCCTCACCGTTAAC